GTACCGGCGAACGGTAAAAGTATTACTCCCGATGATGTGCGTCCGATGATTGAGCAGATGGTGAAGGAGGCGGTAAGCCATATTCCTGTTCCGCGTGATGGTCGTGACTACGATCCGGAAGTACTGCAGAAGGCGGTTCTGGATGCGGTGAGTGCCCTGCCGGCTCCGCAGGACGGGCGTGATGCCACGGCACTGGAAATACACCCCGCCATTGACGATCAAAAATCCTTTCCCCGGGGCACGTATGCCACACACCAGGGCGGACTCTGGCGGGCGTATGAAAAAACGCACGGGATGCGGGGATGGGAATGCCTGGTTGACGGGGTGGCGGATATTGACGTCAGCATGACGGGTGAACGGTTGTTCTCTGTGGTGGTCCGGCAGAGCAGTGGCCAGCGTACGGAAAAAACATTTTCCCTGCCGGTGATGCTCTACCGCGGTGTGTTCAGAGCCGGTGAAACCTACCACCCCGGCGATACGGTGACATGGGGGGGCTCGCTGTGGCACTGCAACAGTATGACCGGTGATAAACCCGGAGAAGCTCATTCATTAGCCTGGACCCTGGCTGCAAAACGTGGGCGGGATGCTGGAGGCGGAAAATGACGGCATTACTGACACTGGAAGAGATCAAGGCACATCTGCGTGTCGACCATGACGCGGATGATGACATGCTGATGGACAAGGTTCGTCAGGCTACCGCCGTGCTGCTGGCCTACATTCAGGGCAGCCGGGATAAGGTGATTCGTGAGGACGGTGAACTGATCCCGGGCGAGGCATTAACCCGGATGAAGGGGGCTGCCATGCGACTGACCGGGATGCTGTACCGGAATCCGGATCTTGCGGAGCGGGAAGAACTGCTTCAGGGGGAGCTGCCGTTTTCTGTTTCCGTGCTGATTTACGATTTGCGTTGTCCGACGGTGTTATGAGGAGGGGGAATGGCAATATCTGCAGGTCGTCTGACACAGATGATAAGTGTTCTGAACCCGGTGTTAACCCGTAATGCTGCCGGAGAAATGACGGAAGAATGGGTGTCATGCGGGAAAATTCATGCGGATATCCGTGGCAGGAGCAGCCGGGAGCGGATGCAGTCCGGTGCGGAAATGGCGCAGGCGGAAATCCGCATCTGGGTGCGCGGTCAGTCCGGTCGGGAAATCACGGCAGCGTCACGACTTCATGTGCTGAGTGGTCCATGGCGTGACCGGATCCTGAACGTTGTCGGGCTGCCCGTGCCGGATGCGACCGGCGGACGTCTGGAAATTCTCTGTCGGCTGGGAGGGGAAAAATGATCGAAACCCTGCTGGATTTTTCGGGGCTGGAGGACATCAGCCGCGATTTGCAGCTTCTGAGTGGTACGGAAAACAACCGGGTGCTGCGTGAGGCAACCCGTGCGGGTGCGAATGTGCTGAAAGAAGAAGTGGTGTCACGGGCACCGGTGCGCAGGGGAAAACTGCGCCGCAATGTGGTGGTCCTTTCCCGGCGCTCCCGCGATGGCGGGATGGAATCCGGTGTCCATATCCGTGGTGTTAATCCGGACACCGGTAACAGCGATAACACCATGAAGGTGGATAACCCGCGCAATGCTTTCTACTGGCGGTTTGTGGAAATGGGGACCGTGAATATGCCACCGCACCCGTTTGTGCGCCCGGCGTTTGATGTGCGCAGTGAACAGGCAGCGCAGGTGGCGATTGCTCGGATGAACCGGGCCATTGATGAGGTACTGAGACGATGACGGAGGCGGATTTGTATCCTCATCTGGCGCATCTTGCCGGCGGGCAGGTGTACCCGTATGTGGTCCCCCTGCTGGATGGCAGGCCGTCGGTAGCGCTTCCGTGGGTGGTTTTCAGCCTGATTTCATCGGTGTCTGCGGACGTGATGGGCGGGCAGGCGGAGTCCTCAGTGGCGGTGCAGATAGACGTTTATGCCGGGACTGTGACGCAGGCGCGTCAGATACGTCAGGACGCCCGTGAAGCCATAATGCTGCTGGCCCCGGGATCCGTCAGTGAAATGCAGGACTATATTCCGGAAAACCGCTGTTACCGTGCAACCCTGGAGTTTCAGGTCACGGTGTGACTTTTTCTTTTTTCTACAAAACCCATACCCCGCCGCGTGCGGGTTTTTTATTATCAGGAGGCAGAATGTCTGCTTTGTATGAACGCTCACAGCTGACGCAGGTGATGATTTCATCTGCCCCGGCGACTGCTGAAACTATGGATAAGGCGGAATATCTGCGCCTGGACTGCACCATCAAGGAAGTCCAGTTCACCGCCGGTCAGAAACAGGATATTGATGTGACCACGCTCTGCTCCACAGAGCAGGAGAATATCAACGGTCTGGGGGCGTCGTCTGAGATTTCCATGTCGGGTAATTTTTATCTGAATCAGGCCCAGAACGCCCTGCGTGATGCCTATGACAATGACGCGTTGTATGCGTTTAAGGTGCTGTTTCCGTCCGGTAAGGGCTTTAAATTCCTGGCGGAAGTGCGCCAGCACACCTGGTCATCCGGTACCAACGGCGTGGTGGCTGCAACGTTCTCACTGCGTCTGAAAGGCAAACCGGTGTCCTTTGTGGTACCGCTGGCGTTTGTGAAAAATCTGGATAAGACACTTACCGTGAATACCGGTGCGCTGCTGACAATGTCAGTCAGTGCCAACGGGGGAACGCCGCCGTATAAATACGCCTGGAAGAAGGATGGTCAGCCGGTTGACGGGCAGACGACAGACACCTTCAGTAAGCCAGGTGCGCAGTCCGCCGATGCGGGGAAATATACCTGCGTGGTGACCGATTCGGCAGAGAAAGCACAGAGTGTGACGTCTGTTGAATGCACCGTGACAGTGAGCGCAGCCGCCGGATAAGGGGATGGGTCATCATGAAAAAGGATCTGAAAACGCTGGCGCTGGCCAGACTGTCAGGGTTTCGTCATAAAACGGTGAAGGTGCCGGAATGGGGTAATGTCAGCGTGGTGCTGCGGGAGCCTTCGGCAGAGGCCTGGTATCTGTGGCAGGACGTGCTCAATGGTGATGGAGAGGATGACGATACTCTGTCGGTGGTGGCGAAAACCCGCCGTAACCTGGAAGCGGATGTGACGCTGTTCTGCGATGTCCTGTGTGATACGGATCTGCAACGGGTGTTCACTCCGGACGACCGTGAGCAGGTGCTGGCCGTCTATGGTCCGGTACATGCCCGCTTGCTGCGTCAGGCACTGGAACTGATCGCTGATGCAGAGTCGGTCAGAAAAAAGTAGCCCGCCCGGAAATTCGCTTTCTGATGCGACTTGCGCTCCGTCTGGGGCGCACCTTATCCGAACTGCGGCACAGCCTGAGTGCGAGCGAGGCGATGATGTGGATGGAGTTCGACAGGATATCCCCGCTGGGTGATGAGCGCGGGGATATCCGTAATGCACAGATCGTGAAAGCGGTTTTCGGGGCACAGGGGATGAATGTTGCACTGAAGGACGCCATGCTCTGCTGGGGCGAGGATGAGGATAAGCCGGAGGTGGATCCGTTTGCGGCGCTGGAAGACGCGCTGAGCCTTGCAGCACAGTCATGAATGATGAGAACCGCTGAGGCGGTTTTTTTACGCCAGGAGAAAGGTGAATGGCGACGTTACGTGAACTGATTATCAAAATTTCGGCAAATTCACAGTCATTCCAGTCGGAGATCCAGCGGGCGTCCCGTATGGGCAGTGAATATTACCGGACCCTGCAGAATGGCGGACGTCAGGCTGCTGCGGCAGCCAGGGAGCAGTGCCGGGCTCTGGCTGAGCTGAACAGCCAGTTGACGGAAATCCGCGCTTCGGCTGTCGGAATGACCAGTGCGTTTGCCGGTGCCTTTGCCACCGGACACCTGATTTCGCTGGCAGATGAATGGAGCTCCGTGAATGCCCGTCTGAAACAGGCGTCGCAGTCATCGGATGAATTTGCGTTATCACAGAAAGTGCTGATGGACATCAGCCAGCGGACAGGCACCGCATTTTCGGATAATGCGACCCTGTTTGCCCGTTCGGCTGCCTCGATGCGTGAATATGGTTACAGTGCTGATGATGTGCTGAAGGTGACGGAGGCCATTTCGACAGGGCTGAAAATTTCCGGTGCCAGTGCGGCAGAGGCGGGTTCGGTGATCACCCAGTTCAGCCAGGCGCTGGCACAGGGGGTGTTGCGCGGCGAGGAATTTAATTCGGTCAATGAAAGTGGGGACCGGATCATTCGCGCACTGGCTGCAGGCATGGGCGTGGCCCGTAAGGATCTGAAGGCGATGGCGGACGATGGTCAACTGACGGCGGATAAAGTCGTTCCCGCGTTAATCAGCCAGCTGGGGATATTGCGTGATGAATATGCAGCCATGCCGGAAACGGTGTCTGACGGGATCACGAAGGTGGAAAACGCCTTTATGGCCTGGGTGGGCGGCGCGAATGAGGCCAGCGGAGCGACGAAAACGCTCTCCGGCGCACTGAACGGTGTGGCCGGAAATATTGATACCGTGGCAACAGCTGCGGGTGTGCTGGTTGCTGTCGGGGTGGCCCGGTACTTTGGTAATCTGGCTTCCGGAGCGATGTCTGCCACGGCAGGACTTGTGACCGCTGCACGTAATGAAGTGGCACTGGCTGAGGCCCAGTTAAGGGGAACGCAGATTGCCACGGCGCGGGCAAGGGCAGCCGTGTACCGGGCTCAGCAGGCTGTGGCGGCAGCCCGCGGGACTGAGATGCAGATTGCGGCAGAGGCCCGTCTGGCGGTCACACAGGAACGCCTGAACAGAAATATTGCTGCCAGAACCGCCGCCCAGAATGCGCTGAACAGTACAACGGCGGTGGGCTCACGTCTGATGAGCGGTGCGCTGGGACTGGTTGGAGGCGTACCCGGACTGGTGATGCTGGGAGCTGCCGCATGGTACACGCTGTACCAGAATCAGGAGCAGGCCAGGGAGTCTGCGCGCCAGTATGCACTGACGATTGATGAAATCGCGCATAAAACGCCATCAATGTCTCTGCCTGAAGCCTCAGATAATGAAGGGCGAACACGGGAGGCGCTGACAGAGCAGAACCGGCTGATTGATGAGCAGGCCAGCCGGGTGAAATCCCTGCAGGAAAAAATCGCCGGGTATCAGTATGTGCTGGCTAATCCGGGCTGGACGACCGGTAACGGCTTCATGATAAACCATCTGACATCGGTGAAAACTGTAACGGAAGAGCTTGCTCAGGCAACAGAGCAGTTTGCTGTTGAGCAGTCCCGTCTGGCACAGATGCAGGAAAAAGCGCAGTCCATTCAGGATGTGCTTGCCGGACTGGAAGAGCGCCGTGTTGTGTTAATTCGTCAGCAGGCAGCAGAGCAGAATAAAGCGTATCAGTCACTGCTGGTCATGAACGGTCAGCATACGGAATTCAACCGCCTGCTGGGGCTGGGTAATGAACTGCTGCAACAGCGTCAGGGACTGGCGAGTGTACCGCTGCGACTGCCACAGGCCACTCTGGATGATAAACAGCAGAGCGCCCTGAATAACACAGAGCGTCAACTGGCCCTGTCCCGGCTGAAAGGGGAAGAAAAAGAGCGTGCCCGGCTGGGGTATGCGGCGGATGACCTTGGTCTGGTGGGGGATACGTATCAGGAGGCGAGGCAGCGTTACATCCGTAATTCGATGGAAGCCTGGCGCAATAATGAGGCGAATAAACCCAAATCCCGGGCCGGAAAATCAGGGGCGGAAAAAGCGGAAGACAGTTTTTCCCGTCTGCTGAAGCAGCAGAAGGAACAACTGGCACTGGCCGGGAAGAATACAGAACTGGCAAAACTGAAATACCAGACCTCGCAGGGCGAGCTGAAAACCCTGACGGAGATACAGAAGCAGGAGCTGCTGCGCAATGCTGCCCTGATTGACCAGAAGAAAATCCGGGAGCAGTTACGGGCCCGGGAGGAGACCCTGAAAAATGATAATGCAGACGCAAGGGCATCAAATGACGCTGAGCTGCTGGGGTACGGGCAGGGTGAGCGGGTCCGTGAACGGATGCGGGAGCTGCAGCAGATTCGTGACGGCTACCGCCAGAAGGATGCGGACCTGCAGTCTCAGTATCAGACAGGGGATATCAGTGAGGATTTTTACAGACAGGCGCTGGCGCAGAATGCGCAGTATCTGAGTGAACGCCTTAAAGACCAGGAGGCTTTTTATGCCGAATCGGATGCGCAGCGTGCTGACTGGCAGAAAGGGCTGCAGGAAGGGCTAAGTAACTGGGTGGACAGCGCATCAGATTACGCTTCACAGGCAGCACAGCTTGCGACAGACGGTATCTCAGGGATGGTGAATAACATCACGGAGATGCTGAACGGAAATAAAGTGGAATGGCGCAGCTGGGCTGCATCAATCCTGCAGGAAATATCAAAAGTTCTTATGAATGCGGCCATTGTCAACGGCATTAAGATGGCGGCAAACAGTATGTCCGGTGCAGGAGGATTTTTCGGCAGTATAGGCAACTGGCTGGGTGGCGCGGTGGCAAATGCAAAAGGCGGCGTTTATACCTCGGCAAACCTGAGTGCATACAGTAACAGTATTGTGGACACGCCCACGTACTTTGCCTTTGCAAAAGGGGCAGGGCTGATGGGGGAGGCCGGACCTGAAGCCATCATGCCCCTGACCCGGGCAGCGGATGGTTCACTCGGCGTGCGTGCGGTGGGCAGTATGAACGGCAGTGCGGGTCTGGTGTATTCCCCGGTGTACCACATCGCCATTCAGAATGACGGCGCTAACGGGCAGATAGGGCCGGAAGCGGCGGGCACCCTTGTGCAACTGATTGACCAGCGGGTACAGGCGGTGATGTTATCCATGCGTCGTGACGGAGGAATGCTGAGTGGATGAGATTAAGACTCTTCACTGGTGTCCCCGGGAAGGGATGCAGGTGACGGAGAAACCGTCGGTGATGACGGTGAAGTTTGGCGACGGTTATCAGCAGCGTCGTCCGGCAGGACTGAATGCGCAACTGAAGACCTTTCAGGTGGTTTTTCGGGTGACAACGGATGCTGAGCGGGAGGCACTGTCCGCGTTTCTGTCATGGCATGGTGGTTACCGGGCTTTTTTGTGGAAGCCCCCGAAACATAACCGGACGGTCAGGGTGGTGTGCCGGGAGTGGAGTATTACGGATAACGCCCGGTACAGTGATTTCAGTTGCACGATAGAGCAGGTAGTTAGATGAGAATTATCCTATAAATCATTCTTTAGTGTTTAGTTGTTAATTATTTTTAATCTGTCTTGTCAGAAAGTGCGAAATCGATCTTGCATTTACATTTTGTTACATAATATAAATTGAACTAAGAATTTGTATTAAAATATTTTAATTTTTGTTCATGACATCTGAATGCATGAATAGTTCAGTTTAAATAAGGATTAAATCATGAAAAAAATGACAGTGGCACTTTCTGCTGTAGCAGTGGCAGTGATGTTTGCTGCGGGGGCGCAGGCAGCAGAAGTTTATAATAAAGATGGTAATAAACTGGATCTTTACGGGCGTGCAACCGCTCTGCATTACTTCTCGGATGATAAAGGTAATGACGGAGACCAGACTTATGCTCGTCTCGGCTTTAAAGGCGAAACGCAGATTAATGATCAACTGACCGGATTTGGTCAGTGGGAATACCAGTTCTCTGGTAATAAAACGGAATCTGAAGGTTCCGCGGGAAATAAAACCCGTCTGGCATTTGCAGGTCTGAGATTTGCAGATGTTGGTACCATTGATTACGGACGTAACTATGGTATTGCTTACGATGTCGGATCATATACTGACGTACTGCCTGAGTTTGGTGGTGATGGCTGGACGCAGACCGATAACTTTATGACGGCCCGAACTTCCGGTGTCCTGACTTACCGTAATACAGACTTCTTCGGACTGGTTGATGGTCTGAATTTTGCGGCGCAGTATCAGGGCAAAAATGAGCGTGATGACCTTCAGAAGGCTAATGGCGACGGGTATGGTTTCTCGGCCAGCTATGAGTTTGATGGTTTTGGTTTTGTCGCTGCGTATACCAAGTCAGATCGTACTGATAAGCAGGTTCAGGGGTTGAATGGTACTGCAGATGTTCTTGATCCTGCATCAGGTAAAAAGGTTGGAGAAAAAGCAGTTGACTCAGGTAGTGTGGCAAAAGGTAAACATGCTGAATTCTGGGGAACTGGTCTTAAATATGATGCCAATAACCTGTATCTGGCAGCAGTGTATTCTGAAACCCAGAATATGACGACCTTTGGTGATCAAGGTGTTGCGGATAAAGCTCAGAATATCGAAGCCGTTGTTCAGTATCAGTTTGATTTTGGTCTGCGCCCGTCCCTTGCCTACCTTCAGTCCCGCGGACAGGATGTTATGGTTGGTGGTGTGAACCATGGCGATCAGGATCTGGTTAAATATATTGATGTCGGTGCGACTTATTACTTTAACAAGAATATGTCCACCTATGTTGATTATAAAATTAACCTGATTGATGAAAGTGAATTTACCCGGAAAGCCGGTGTTGCGACAGATAATATCGTTGCTGTGGGTATGACTTATCAGTTCTGATTATTGCTGATAAGTTAATAAATACGGGCCGTCTGCCCTTACAGGCGGCCTGTATCAATGAAAACACAGTTTTCATTGGTCACTGCGATCAGCAATTGCCATCTGGCATGTGCTGATTTAACTTTCTGTTATTACCTTTATTGGTTTTATTTTAAATTGGACTTTTATTGTTCGGGGCGCGTCTGCGCCCCTTTTTTATGGGCGGATATATGCAGGATATTCACGAAGAAAGCCTGAACGAGTCGGTTAAGTCAGAGCAGTCACCGCGGGTGGTGCTCTGGGAAATCGACCTGACGGTGCAGGGCGGTGAGCGGTATTTTTTCTGCAATGAGCTGAATGAAAAAGGGGAGCCGGTGACCTGGCAGGGGCGTGAATATCAGGCGTACCCGATTGAGGGCAGCGGCTTTGAGATGAACGGAAAGGGCAGCAGTGCCCGCCCGTCGCTGACGGTGTCCAATCTTTTCGGCCTTGTCACCGGGATGGCGGAGGATTTGCAGAGCCTGGTGGGTGCCACGGTGGTCCGCCGCCGGGTGTATGCGCGTTTTCTTGATGCGGTGAACTTTGTGGCGGGGAATCCGGAGGCAGACCCGGAGCAGGAGCTGACGGACCGGTGGGTGGTGGAGCAGTTATCAGCGCTGACGGCCATGACGGCCTCGTTTGTGCTGGCGACACCGACGGAGACGGACGGGGCGCTGTTTCCCGGTCGCATCATGCTGGCGAACACCTGTATGTGGGATTACCGGGGCGATGAGTGCGGGTATAACGGTCCGGCAGTGGCGGATGAGTTCGACAACCCTACCACGGATATCCGGAAGGACAGATGCAGTAAATGCATGCGCGGGTGTGAGATGCGCGGCATGGCGGTCAATTTTGGCGGTTTCCTTTCCATCAATAAACTTTCGCAGTAAATCCCGGTTTATGACACAGACTGAATCAGCGATTCTGGTGCATGCCCGGCGGTGTGCGCCAGCGGAGTCGTGCGGCTTCGTGATAAGCACCCCGGAGGGCGAACGGTACCAGCCCTGCGTGAATATCTCCGCAGAGCCGGAGGCGTATTTTCGTATTACACCGGAAGACTGGCTGCAGGCACAGATGCAGGGGGAGATTGTGGCGCTGGTCCACAGTCATCCCGGTGGTCTGCCCTGGCTGAGCGAGGCGGACCGGCGGCTGCAGATAAAGAGTGCCCTGCCCTGGTGGCTGGTCTGCCGGGGTGAAATTCACCGGTTCCGCTGTGTGCCGCACCTGACCGGACGGCGCTTTGAACACGGTGTGACGGACTGTTACACCCTGTTCCGGGATGCATACCATCTGGCGGGGATAACGCTGCCGGATTTTGTGCGTGAGGATGACTGGTGGCGCAACGGTCAGAACCTGTACCTGGACAACCTGGCAGACAACGGCTTTTACCGGGTGTCTCCGTCCTGTGCACAGGCGGGCGATATCCTGCTGTGCTGCTTTGGTTCATCGGTGCCGAATCATGCCGCCATTTACTGTGGCAACGGTGAACTGCTTCACCATATACCTGAACAACTGAGTAAACGGGAGAGGTATTCAGAGAAATGGCAACGACGAACGCATTCTGTCTGGCGTCACCGCCACTGGTCCGCATCTGCCTTCACGGGGATTTACAACGATTTGGTCGCCGCATCAGCCTGTATGTGAACACGGCAGCGGAGGCCATCCGTGCCCTGTCGCTGCAGGTGCCGGGATTCCGCGGTCAGATGAACGAAGGCTGGTATCAGATACGTATTGCCGGTGAGGATACCGCACCGGAGGCGGTGTACGCCCGTCTTCACGAACAACTGGGTGAGGGAGCGGTCATCCACATTGTGCCGCGACTGGCCGGAGCCGGGGGAAATGGTGTTTTTCAGGTGGTGCTGGGGGTTGCAGCGATTGTCGGGTCATTTTTCACTGGTGGTGCAACACTGGCGGCATGGGGCGCAGCCCTGAGTGCCGGAGGGCTGACTGCCACCACGATGCTGTTCTCACTGGGTGCCAGCATGATACTGGGTGGTGTGGCTCAGATGCTGGCCCCGAAGGCAAAGACGCCGGAGTATAAAAGTACGGATAACGGTAAACAGAACACGTATTTTTCGTCACTGGACAACATGATTGCCCAGGGTAACCCGATGCCGGTGCCTTACGGTGAAATGCTGGTTGGTTCACGACGGATATCCCAGGATATCAGCACCCGTGATGAGGGCGGAGACGGGAAAGTGGTGGTTATCGGACGGGGATAAAAATAAAAAAATCCCGCAGAGTTAGCGGAGCTGCGGGAAGAGATACGAAGATTAACTGTAAGGAGTTATTATTATGTCACAGCAAAAAAAACGGTAACGCAGAGAAATTATAAGCGCCACTGGGATTTTGTGAAAATGTGAAGAATTTCAGAAATTTTTTGCTGCAGAGGTGCAGGGAGCTTGCCGGGTATCTGTGGCAGAAGACAGAAAACATCATGCCGGGGTTAAGGGATAAAAAAATCCCGCAGAGTCCGGAGACTGCGGGACAGAACCGATGAAGATTAACGTTCAAGGAGTTTTGTTTTTATTGACCCGAAAAAACTGTAACGCCCCGGAATGATATCTGCCACGGGAACGTACAGAAAATGTGAAGAAATTCAGACTTTTTCTGTCGCAGGTTTACAGAACGGATGACCGCCAGGGTACCAGTGGCGTAAATGAGCAGGATGTTGTGGTGTGGCTGAAGCAAAAAAATCTCCCGTAATATCGCCGGATACTGACGGGAGACGAATAGTCACCTTAAGGAGGTCTGATAATTATTGCTTTTATTGAGCAAAAAAACTGTAACGCTGCGTCATTATAGTGGCTACAGGCAATTGCCGGAAATGTGAAGAATTTCAGAAATTTTATTCCGTCATGACACAGGCACCCTCCGGGGTGCCTGTCGTTTTCTGGCATAAACAGATTCAGACATCAGACAGGAGAGGGGGACAGAGTGGGTAAAGGGGGCGGCAAGGGGCACACACCGCGTGAGGCGAAGGACAATCTCAAATCCACGCAGATGATGAGCGTGATTGATGCCATTGGTGAGGGACCGGTGGAAGGTCCGGTGAAGGGACTGCAGAGTATTCTGGTGAACAAAACCCCGCTGACGGACACGGACGGTAATCCCGTGATACACGGTGTGACCGCCGTCTGGCGTGCCGGGGAGCAGGAGCAGACACCGCCGGAAGGCTTTGAGTCCTCCGGGGCAGAAACCGCACTGGGCGTGGAGGTGACGAAGGCAAAGCCGGTGACGCGCACCATCACGTCAGCGAACATTGACCGTCTGCGGGTCACCTTCGGGGTACAGTCACTGGTGGAGACCACCTCAAAGGGTGACCGTAATCCCTCTTCTGTCCGCCTGCTGATTCAGCTTGAGCGTAACGGGCACTGGGTGACGGAGAAGGATGTCACCATTAACGGCAAGACCACCTCGCAGTACCTGACGTCGGTGATTCTGAATAATCTCCCTGAGCGCCCCTTTAACATCCGGATGGTCAGGGTGACGGCGGACAGCACCACGGACCAGCTGCAGAACAGAACGCTGTGGTCGTCATACACCGAAATCATCGATGTGAAACAGTGCTACCCGAACACGGCGATTGTGGGGCTGCAGGTGGATGCGGAGCAGTTTGGTGGCCAGCAGCTGACGGTGAACTACCATATCCGTGGTCGCATCATTCAGGTGCCGTCAAACTATGACCCGGAAAAACGCACCTACAGCGGTATCTGGGACGGGAGTCTGAAACCGGCATACAGCAATAACCCGGCCTGGTGCCTGTGGGACATGCTGACCCACCCGCGCTACGGCATGGGAAAACGCCTGGGGGCCCCGGACGTGGACAAGTGGGCACTGTATGCCATCGGGCAGTACTGTGACCAGACGGTCCCGGATGGTTTCGGGGGAACAGAGCCGCGGATGACTTTCAATGCGTACCTGTCACAGCAGCGTAAGGTGTGGGATGTCCTGGGGGATTTCTGCTCGGCGATGCGCTGTATGCCGGTATGGAACGGCCAGACGCTGACGTTCGTTCAGGACCGTCCGTCGGATGTGGTGTGGCCGTACACCAACAGCGATGTGGTGGTGGATGATAACGGCGTGGGGTTCCGCTACAGCTTCAGTGCCCTGAAGGACCGGCACACGGCGGTGGAGGTGAATTACACCGACCCGCAGAACGGCTGGCAGACCTCCACGGAACTGGTGGAAGACCCGGACGCCATCCTGCGCTACGGGCGCAATCTGCTGAAGATGGATGCGTTCGGCTGTACCAGCCGCGGTCAGGCCCACCGTGCCGGACTGTGGGTGATAAAGACAGAACTGCTGGAAACGCAGACGGTGGATTTCACGCTCGGGTCACAGGGGCTGCGGCACACGCCCGGTGACATCATTGAAATCTGTGATAACGACTACGCCGGGACCCTGACCGGTGGACGCATCCTGTCCATCGATGCCGCCAGCCGTACCCTGACGCTGGACCGTGAGGTGATACTGCCGGAAGCAGGGACATCGACGGTGAACCTGATTAACGGCAGCGGTAAGCCGGTGCGCGTGGACATCACTGCACACCCCGCCCCTGACCGGATACAGGTCAGCGTCCTGCCTGATGGCGTGGAGACATACGGTGTGTGGGGACTCTCCCTGCCGTCACTGCGTCGTCGCCTGTTCCGCTGTGTTTCCATCCGGGAAAACACGGACGGCACCTTTGCCATCACGGCAGTGCAGCACGTACCGGAAAAAGAAGCCATCGTGGATAACGGGGCCACCTTTGAGCCGCTGTCCGGTTCACTGAACAGCGTCATCCCGCCGGCAGTGCAGCACCTCACGGTGGAGGTGAGTGCCTCAGACGGCCAGTATCTGGCGCTGGCGAAATGGGACACGCCGCGGGTGGTGAAGGGCGTGCGCTTCAGTCTGCGCCTGACCAGTGGCAGTGGTGAAAACAGCCGCCTGGTGACCAGCGCTATCACTGCCGACACGGAGCACCGTTTCAGTGGCCTGCCGCCCGGGGAATACACCCTGACGGTCAGGGCGATAAACAGCTACGGCCAGCAGGGCGAACCTGCCACCACCACGTTCCGGATTAACGCACCGGCAGCACCGGCCAGCATTGAACTGACGCCGGGGTATTATCAGATAACGGCGGTCCCGCATCTTACGGTGTATGACCCGACGGTACAATTTGAGTTCTGGTTTTCGGAGGCAAAAATCGCAGACACATCTCAGGTGGAAACCTCTGCCCGTTATCTGGGGACAGGCAGCCAGTGGAGTGTCTCCGGCCCGCACATTAAGCCGGGGAAGGATTTCTGGTTTTATGTGCGCAGCGTCAACCTGGTGGGGAAATCTGCGTTTGTGGAAGCCAGTGGCCGGGCCAGCAATGATGCGGAAGGGTATCTGGGGCTGTTTCGGGAAAAGATAGGAAAACTGCATCTGGCACAGGGGATGTGGGAGCTGATTGATAACAGCCAGCTTGATGATGAGATGGCGGAGATGAAGACCACCATCACAGAAACCCGCAATGAAATCACGCAGACGGTCAGTAAAACCCTGGAAGACCAGAGCGCCACCATACAGCAGATACAGCGGGTGCAGACAGACACAAATAACGACCTGGCTGCGCTGTACATGCTGAAGGTGCAGAAAACAAAAAACGGCATTCCGTATGTTGCCGGTATTGGTGCGGGGATTGAGGATGCTGATGGCCAGCCCCTGAGCAATATACTGCTGCAGGCGGACCGTATCGCGATGATTAACCCGGAGAACGGCAACACCACGCCGCTGTTTGTGGCGCAGGGGAATCAGCTGTTCATGAACGATGTGTTCCTGAAGCGACTGTTTGCGGTGAGCATCACCTCGTCCGGCAATCCCCCGACGTTCTCCCTGACGCCGGAGGGCAGGCTGACGGCCCGCAATGCGGACATCAGCGGACATATCAGTGCGAACTCGGGCACGCTGAATAATGTCGTGATAGCGGAGAACTGTACGATAAATGGCACGCTGAAAGCGGAGAACATTATTGGTGATCTTGTGAAATGTGCAGGGGTGGCTTTTCCGGTGGATGGTAGTTACCTTGCGAACGGTACACGAACGCTGACGGTGTATGACGATCACAGCTTTGACCGGCAGATTATAATCCCGCCGATAATCTATGTCGGGTCAAAACAGGAATCCCGCACCAGTAATGACATCTGGACAGAGTGCTTCCTGCATGTTGATCAGAACGGACGCCGGATTTATTCAGGCAGGTCAGTGACAGAGCCGGGAATTTTCAGCGGGATCATCGATATGCCAGCCGGTCATGGTCATATCACCCTGAGTTTTACCGTAAGTTCACGACGTCAGAACGGGAGTTTTGGCAGTTCACGTATCAGTAACCTTCAGGCGATAGTGGTGAAGAAAAACAGCGCGGGGATCAGTATCCGCTGAACATCGCGCCCCGGGATTGCCGGAAGGAGACAAAAACCGTACAGTATGCGCGGGTGCCTTTGGCTGATGGCCGGAGGGAACACCTGAAGGCCGGATGTGAAAAGGCCCCGGACAAACATTCATGTTTAACCCGAGGCCTGACCATTCATCCTAAGCAAGTGAAAGGTTAGCGCCTCTCCGTAAAAGGAGCAAGCGTTTATGTCGCAAAAACCGTTAAAAACCACCGTGATTTGTATCACGGTAGTGCTCATTATCTGGATCACCCACACTTCACTGTGCGAGTTCCGGTTCCGGATAGCGGGCGCGGAGATTGCGGCGTTCTTACAGTGTAAGCAGTAAGAAACCGTGGCGGGGGAGAATATCCCCCGCCGACCGGTTGCTGAGGGTGGTCAGCCGGATGGCACCGTTTTAACACCAACAAACCACAAATATTACCGCAGGCCGGGAAACCGGTCCTGCGGTTTTTTTATGGGGGAAATCCATGACAGTCAGAATATCGGGTGTGCTGAAGGATGGTACGGGAAAAGCGGTACCGGGATGCACGATAGAGCTGAAAGCGCGCCGCACAACGGAGACGGTGATTGTCACCACGGTGGCGTATGGTCAGCCGGGGGAAACCGGCAGTTACAGTATGGATGTTGAGCCGGGGTTGTACCGGGTGACGCTGAACACGGAAGGGTACGCGCCGTCATATGTGGGTGACATTCTGGTGAAGGCGGATTCTGCACCGGGAACGCTGAATAAATATCTGATGGACCTGGAAGACGCACAGTATTACCCGAAAGCCCTTGCAGAGCTGGAAGCGGTGGCAGCGGAAATCCTGAAACGTGCGGAAGCGTCAGCGGCGAGTGCGGAGGAGGCAAAAAAACGGGCAGAGAATGCGCGGGGACCGAAGGGGGATAAGGGGGACACCGGGCCGCAGGGTATTCCCGGGCCAAAAGGCGATACCGGCGAGCGGGGGCCAAAGGGTGAGCGTGGTGAGACAGGACCACAGGGGCTTCAGGGTGTGAAAGGTGAACGGGGAGAGAAGGGCGAAAAAGGCGAGCCGGGAGGACCGGATGCGACGACGGCACAGAAGGGAATTGTGCAGTTAAGCAGCGCAACGGACAGTGATGATGAAACGAAGGCAGCCACCCCGAAAGCGGTGAAAGCGGCAATGGACAAAGCGGACGGATGCCTGGAGAAAGCGAAAAACGGTGACGATATCCCGGATAAGGTGAAGTTTCTGAACACCGTGGGAGCAGCCAGAGTATACGGGCGGGACATTCATACGGAGACCGGTGAATGGACCACGAGTGAGTTTGTGGCCTGGCTGAAAGAAAAGGGGGCATTTGACCAGCCTTACTGGATGATGAAGGCATCACTGCCTGCGGCAATGAATAAAGTCATCACAGATGTCGGACCGGGAAAACTCAATCTGGGTGGCTGTGTCATTGAGGTGATGGGAACGTATGAGGCTGCCATAGTCCGGGTCACCATTGGCGAATACGGTGCAACGGGGTTTATTAATGGCACGGTCTGTACCTGTACGGTTTACGGCGACACACGGTATTTCCACTGGCGGGTGGATTACAGCACAAAAAACAAACCGGATACGGTCAGCCAGCGGGATGCCAGCACGACGCAGAAAGGTGTGGTGCAGTTAAGCAGTGATACTGGCAGTAATGACGAAACAAAGGCAGCCACGCCGAAGGCCGTGAAGGCGGCAATGGATGTGGCAAATGAAGCGAAAACAAAGGCAGAAGAGGCTGCAGCAGGAGGTGGTGTTCCCGGTCCGAAAGGGGAGAAAGGCGACCCCGGTCCCAGAGGTGAGCGTGGAGAAACCGGGCCGATGGGGCCGCCCGGGGCATCAGACGGGAAGAGCCGGGTTGTGGGTATCAGGCTGGGTAATAAACAGACTTATGCGCCGCAAACAGACAGCACTACATGGGCAGTGGATTTGGATATTGGTGCGATGATTACGGGGATTGGCGGTTACAACGACGGAAACAAAACCCTTATTGACAGGGTATCTTACAGGCCGCTTCAGGTGACATTTGATGGTTCTCAGTGGCGTACAGTCAGCGTGGGTGAGTATGTGTCGTCAGGAGCTTCGGGGTTTGAGTATTTTCCATTATAAAGCGCATCATCTTTCAGACATGTAACCGGGAGGACTTACAGATGCACATAAAGAATTTCAGACAATACACGCCGGAAAATCCGGATGTGCCGGGTGCGATGTACCTGAAATCAGAGGATGGTCAGGACTGGTATGAGTGTCAGTCGTTATTTTCAGCAGAGACGCTGAAGGTGGTTTATAATAGTGCCAGGGTCATTACCGGCATCAGCAGGGTGGCATCAGTTCTGTGGCCAGTGGGCCAGAGTGTGGTGGAGGTGGCGGATACGGAAGAAAACCGCAAAGCTGACATCTCGGGGCGCTGGGGTTTTGACGGGGAGAAAATCACGGACCTGCTGACCGCGGAGAAAGCGCGCGTGATGAAGGGAGATGAAATCAACGCCTGGCGTAATGCGATGGAAGCGGCGAACTACACGTTTGAGCACAATG